CGAATTGAAATATTACATAATCACTGTCATTTTCAATCATTTTGTTAGGATATTTTACACCCTTTCCAGTAGCACTATCTGGAAGTTTTCCAGGAGATACTGTACCAATGATAAAATTATCTTCCCTATTCTGTATAGCATCAGGATTTTTATCTATACGGAGATTTTCTGGTATAGCACTAGGAGGAAACTCGCGTACCCACCGTCCTGATGGTTTTTGATTTCTAACCTCAGTAAATCCATTGTTCCTTTCTTCATAGAGATAGTATTTCCCGTCGTCACCACGGAAATAATCAGATTGTTGAAAAAATCCTTCTTCGGGTAATGCCATTATTTTACCATCTCTGTGTCTTTACGTTTACCATAACTACGGATAACTCTCCTTGCTTTAATTCTTTCATAGTATTTTTCATCAGTTTCTTCCCATACAAGTTCTTTAGTGTATGGAAATTTACCAGCACTACCTTTTACATTTCTAACAAAATTTTCTATTGGTAGTAGAATAGCAGAGTCCCATTCATCGGCAGCAAGATCAAGTAAATAACCATCAATGTGATTAGTTAAATATTTATGTACGCATGCTCTAGGTATATCTATACGACCTTCCAGTAAACGTTTAACTATCATCACACGTTTTTTAGGAGTAAGGTAATGTAAATTGGCACCATAAAACTCTTGAGGTGTTGCTTTTATTACGTATACCAGAGGAAATTCATCGTAGTAGGGTAACCATTTTGTTTTTGCCTTGTATTCAAACATGTACATGTGACCAGACACTGCATATCGTCTTAATAAATTCTCGTCTGGTTGTTCTTCTTGTCCCTGATTATCAATAAATTCTTGTCTTACTATTTTCTTCGGATCTTTTTTATAGTTTTGAGCAGCTTTTATTACTGCATTTTTGTACCATGTGAATGATTTTGGTTCACCTTCAGTTAAGGTGTTTATTTTTTCAAATATTGTTGTATATCCAGAGTCCTTTTTTTGTTGGTTACGCTGGATTGTTGCAAATCCTTGTGCCATTGCTCTTTACCTAGAATAAGTGATCTTCTGTTAGGATTAAGAAATTCATCTGCCTATCTTCACAGAAGTCCTGAGCAGCGTTCCATTTGGCACGGTTCTTAGCGAACGTCAGAACAGCTCTTCTATAAGCAGCAGTTCTTTTATCTTTTGCATGTGGTGGTTTAGTTTGTTTCTTGGGTTTTACTTCAATAATATATTTTGTTAACTTTCCTGACTTCTCGCGAACTTTGATGTAAAAATCAGGGTAGTACCTATGCACCCGTCCATCAGTAGGACAACGATAAGGAATAATTACTTCTTCACTACCCCACTCTAATATTGAGGGATTATTATCACAGAACACCATGAACTTACGTTCCCATAATGATCTATAGATAATACGTGTAGGATTTCCGCGATACTTTTTTGGGTTGACTGGTCTATACAGTCCCGAGTATGCCATAAATATATAAGATCCCACAATTATATTTAGCAGTGTCAGTAACAAGAATAGACGAATTCATGACCAGCATTGGTGCTAGGGGAGGAATGTCCCTCACCACTCAATATGAAGTTGAGTTTGATTTCACGGGCAAAACATTAGCACCCGTTGCGAAATTTTACACTGATAAATCTTTTGTGAACATGCTATGTGATGAAGCTCAACTTCCTAATGTACAGTCTGGTGTTGCTCAAATAACAGGAAGATATTTGGGAGAAGGACCAATATCTTATCCACACACAAGAATATTTACAGATTTGAGTTTAGGTTTTCAACTAGATGCTGAAGCAACTCCTTTAAAATTCCTTACTGCTTGGTATGATTACATCTATAGTGAAGATCTAATACAGAACAAGGCAACGGAAAGGGTCAATCGTCTTAGATATATGGATGATTATACTTGCAAACTTAAGATTGTAAAAACTGAAATGCCAATCACAAATAGACCATTTGGAGAAACTAAAATTTCTGTTGATGGCATATTATCTGCAGAGACTGCAACTACATCTTCAAGGAAGTCAGTGACATATATTTTAGAAAATTGTTATCCATATAGTATTGATTCTGTACCACTTTCTTATGGATCATCACAAATTACACGTGCTACAGTTAACTTCTATTATACAAGGCACCATATAGTGTACGAAAATTGATTTTTTGATTCTGTAAAAGTGGGAAAATTTTTCCTGACATTTTTTGCCTGAAAAAGTCGCTATATATAAATATACGACTTGAAATCATTTTTATGGCATTACCGAAGTTAGGGTATCCTACGTTTGAACTTGAATTACCTTCTACTGGAAAAACGATTAGATATCGTCCATTTCTTGTAAAAGAAGAAAAAGTATTATTATTAGCATTAGAATCTAAAGACGAAAAACAGATTACATCTGCTGTAAAGGATCTTATCAAAAATTGTGTAACTTCTAGAATTAAAGTTGAAACTTTACCTAGTTTTGACCTTGAATATTTGTTTTTGAAAATTAGAGCAGCATCAATTGGAGAAACAATTACTTTGTCTGTAACTTGTCAGGATGATGATAAGACAGTGGTTGATCATGTAATTGATATCAATCAAGTGGAAGTTTTTAAACCAGAGGGACATGATAGAAAAATCATGTTTGATGAAGAATCTGGTATTATTATGCAATACCCTAGCATGAAACAATTTGTGGATAGGGAATTTTTGCAGAAAGAAATGCAAACTGAAGAAGTTTATGGATTTATTGCAGATTCTATTGAACAAATTTTTCAAGGTCAAGATGTATATGATTCATCAACTACATCAAAGAAAGAGTTTCGTGAATTTGTTGATGGTTTAACTACAAAACAATTTGAAAAAATTCAAAAGTTTTATGCAACTGCACCTAAACTTCAACACAAGTTTACTGTTACTAATCCTAATACTGGAGTTGAATCTGAATTTACTATTGAGGGTCTACAGAGTTTTTTCGCATAGCACTCTTCCAAAATAATTTGGAAGGGTATTACAGAATGAATTTTGCTTTGATGCAGTACCATAAATATAGCTTGACTGAGATTGAAAATTGGATGCCTTGGGAAAGGGAAGTTTATACAACCTTCCTCATGCAATACCTTGAAGAAGTCAAACAAAAACAAGAAGCAGCTAAGAACAGATAGTGGCAGCATCAATCGTAAAAACATTTGCAGGAAGTTTAACAACTGCCATCGCTGGTGGCATTGCTAATAAGGTGATGAATGCTGCTGAAAATGCAAAAACAGCAAAAAAAGAACGAGAAGCAGAAGGATTAGAAAAAGCAGAAGGAGGATCGTTATTTACAAGTGCTTTAAAAACTGAATTTGGTGGAGAAATCTTTAATAAAGCACTGGGTAGAAAAGAAATTAAGAGTGATACACCAAAACCAACAAATAAACCTAATCAATCTCCTCCCAGTTCTGGTGGTAAACCTTCAGATTTTGTAAGAAAAGCTCAAGAAGCATTAAATCAAGATGATGATAGTGTTCTGGTAAAAGATGAGCAGGTTAGAAAGTTTACTGCAAGGTTACTTGGTGCAGGAATTGAAAATAAATTAAATGTAATAAACTATTCAGTAAGTGAACTGTCAAACGAGGTAAAATCTTTAAACACTAATCTCGTACACACACAAAAATTAGTTTATGATCAAAATGAACTTTTAGGTGCTAAATTTGATTCAATTCTTGATATTTTTTCAGCACAGAGAGATTATCAGAAAGAAGTAGTAGAATCTGGGAAGGTCGCAAGACGCGAAGCAGAATTAGAACAGAAGCAAGATTTATCTACTACACAAAAGATACAAGAATTTACAAAATCTAAAAAAAGAGGTTCATCTAATCTATTAACTAATATTATTGGTGATTTAATTAAGAAATTTTTAAAAAGAAGGTCTAAAAACATAGTAGGTGCCGTTTTAGGTAGAAAACTTAAAATTAGTAGAATTATTAAAGGATTATTTCAAGGTAAAGGACCTTTTGGTAAAATGTCTAATCCACTTGTGAGGGATTTTGACACAAGATATAAAAAAATAGTCAAAAGAACTGTTAAAACAACTCTTTCAAGTTTCACTGATTATGGAACAGGGAGTATTAATGATATTGCGGAAGAATTAGCAGATAAGTATCCCAGAGCAGCTGCTGATGCTGCAAAAGATTCTGCAGGTTCAGGACAAAGATTTAGAACTGATCTTCCAACTGCGACAAGAAAACCTACAGTCATCGCTAGAAGTGGTAAGGATGTGTATCTTCAAGAGATGCTGGAAAAAGGTGCTGCCGTACGGCAGAAGCAAGGCATCTCTTTAGACAAGCAAAGAGCAATCTATGAGGAAGCGTGGGATGAGATGGGTGCCAACCAAAGGCAGTTCTGGAATAACCACCCGAAGACAAAACTGCCAACACCTAAACCTGGTGTTCGTGCTGATAGTCTTGAAGATGCTATCAGAAATGTATCTGATGACGCTGCTGCTGGTAGAAATATTACCAAAAAGATGGGTAAAAAGGGATCAAAAGCAGCTGCTAAAAAAGCAACTGATAAGTTTACAAAAAATCTAGGTACAGAAGTTGGTCAGAAAGCTCTCAATAAAGGTGCTGAAAGACTTGTTGGAAAAACGGCATCAAAATCTTTGAAGTTTATTCCTGGTATTGGAACTACTATTTCTATTGCAGAAGCAGGATTTAGAGCAAGTCAGGGTGATCTTACGGGTGCCATGCTCAGTTTAGGTAGTGCTATTCCTTTTGTTGGGTGGGGTTTTGTTGCTGCTGATATTGCAAGAGATGTAGGTTTTGATCCTTTGAATACATTGCCAGACCAACAATATGAGACTGGTTCTGGATTGACAAAACCAGGAATGGGTGTTTTGCATGGTACTGAGGCTAGGATTACCAACGAAGATAGAGAAAATTCTTTGAATTCTATGATTGCTGGCATGGATACTCAAATCTCTATGTTAGTAAGTTCCGCTAGATCTTTAGGGGATTCAACGGGAACTAGTAGAGAAATACAATCGGAAATTAATAAGACAGGAGTTCCATATAGTTTTGTAAGAATACCTTTTGAATCTGATATAGGAACTATTAAATCTGCAACACGAGTATCAGTTACAAGACCAAAAAATAAATTCCAACAACTTATGCGAGAGCAGAAAATTGCTAAAGCAATTAGTTCTGCTACTGATAATAATACAAATAATGTTCCAACTCCAAATGATTACGATCCTTCTACGCCTGGAATTAATGCTGAGTATTCTCCTGATGGTCCAATATCATATAAATCCCTTCCAAATAATGCTGTTACTATTTTTAGGTCTGCAGGACAAGGACCAGATAAAAGTGGTGAACATGGAATAGATTTTAGTTTTAATGATTATAGTAATAACTATGCTGTTTTTCCTGGTGAAGTAGTTTCGGTTGAAAAAAGGTCTGATGGATATGGTATGTCTGTTACTATTAAAAGTAAGGACCCCTTAAATAATAATCAAGAATTTGAATCTTTATATGCTCACTTTGATCCAAAGGGTGTTGCAGTATCTAAGGGTGATACTATTCATGCTGGACAATATCTCGGAAAAGTTGGTTGGGATCCTGCTACTGGTAATGCAATGCCAGGCGCTGGTGGTATGAGTGGATGGCATACAAGTTTAGATTTTTATGAACCTAATGGTGGTGGTTGGTATAGAAATGCAAGTGATTTAATTAGATATGTTGAGGGTATAGAAGGGCAATCTCCTACTTTAAATTATCCAAATGGAAAAACATATAAAAAAGGTGGAGGAGGATTAGCTGGCGTAACCTTAACTAGTCATGCAAAAAGAATGATTGGTGATGATACAGCATTTTTATCAGAAGTTGCAAGACTTTCTAAAAAATATAATGTAAATCCAGCAGATATGTTGGCAGTGTTTGCATCAGAGTCTAGATTTGATCCAGCAGCAGATAATGGATCACATGTTGGATTAATTCAGTTTAGTCAAGATAGTGCTTCCATAGTTGGTAAAACACAAGCAGAACTGAAGAAAATGAGTAGAGCTGAGCAAATGAAATATGTGGAAAAATATTTTGATTATTGGGGAGTTCCTAAAAATGCCACAGCAGGGCATTTATATGCTGTAGTTTTTGCTCCTGCATATGCAAATAAATCAGCTGATTTCCAATTATATCTTTCACCATCCTCTGCATACGAAAGTAATGCTCCATTGGATACCAATAATGATGGAGCAATTACTATCAGAGAATTGGGTGGACGTACTAGAAGGAAAAAATCGGAATTTGGTATTGTTGAATCAAAAAATTTAGAAAAACCAGATGATATAGAAAGACAGTTTGGATCTGGAAATGCTCCTACTATAAATGAAGAGGTTTTAAGAAATATCAGAAGAAATGATCAATTAAAGGAGAAATATAAAAATGATCCTGCTGCATATTTTGGCACCAAAGCTTCCGCTGTATTAGATGAATTGGAAAAAGTTAGTTCTGCTTTAAACGATACTGAAGAATCTGTAGCTATTCAAACAGTTATTATTACTAAAACAGTTGTCGCTAAACACGACAATTCTGTTATAAGTAGTAATAATCAAATTAGTAATCCTTTGAAAGACTACCAGATGGCGGTATTAGGAGTATAATATGTCAAATATACAAAGGACATTCAG